AAGCTAACAAAGCAGGCTAAAAAAGCTAGAGCAGCATCAAAAAAGGCTCAGGAGGCATCTAAAAAGGTAGATGATGCATTAAAAGGTAGAGGAAAGTCCGTTGTCACTACAGATGATCTAAAAAACGTACCTAAAGCACTTAGAGATCACCTAAAAGACCATGACGTTGTATTTAGACCGAATGAAGGGCCTCAAACTACCTTTTTAGAGTCTCCAGAAAGAGATATACTATATGGTGGAGCAGCTGGAGGAGGTAAATCATATGCACTTTTAGCCGATGTACTAAGAGATGCATCAAATCCTAATCATAGAGGGCTGTTGTTAAGAAGAACACTAGCTGAATTAACAGAGTTAATAGATAAAAGCAGACAAGTATATACAAAAGCATTCCCCGGTGCAGTATTTAAGCAAGCTAAGTCAACATGGGAGTTTCCATCTGGGGCTAAAATATGGTTTTCTTATGTAGATGATGATAGAGATGTAACAAGATACCAAGGACAAGCTTTTAATTGGATAGGAATAGACGAAATAACACAGTATCCTACCCCATACACATGGAATTACTTACGATCTAGACTTAGAACAACAGATCCAGCACTTGGTATGTATATGCGTTGCACAGCAAACCCCGGAGGTGTAGGTGGTTGGTGGGTAAAGAAGATGTATTTAGATCATGCACCACCCGGAGACCCTTTTTGGGCTAGAGATTTTGATAATGGAGAGATATTAAAGTATCCTCCTAGACATACGAAAGCAGGGGAACCTTTGTTCCTAAGAAAATTTGTTCCTGCAAGATTAACAGACAATCCATATCTGTTTGATGATGGTCAATACGAAGCAATGTTGATGTCATTGCCTGAAGTAGAAAGAAAAAGACTACTTGATGGAGATTGGGATGTAGCCGAAGGTGCAGCCTTTACAGAGTTTAGTAAAAGTATGCATGTTTCTGAGCCATTTGACATTCCAGAGGGTTGGGCAAGAGTAAGATCAGGTGACTATGGCTATAGCAGCCCTTCTTGTATACTTTGGGGTGCAATTGACTGGGATAACAATCTTTGGGTGTATAGAGAACTATATGTTAAAGGATTTACCGGTGAAAGGCTTGGGGATACAATAGCTATGATAGAAAAAGATGATCCACCTATGCAATTAGCTGTTTTAGATGCAAGTTGTTGGAATAGAACAGGCCTAGGACCTAGTATAGCAGAAACAATGATAAAGAGAGGTGTAAGATGGATACCGTCAGACAGAAATCGTATGGCAGGAAAGATAGAAGTACACAGAAGGTTAGCTTGTGATGACTACGGAAATCCTCGTGTTCGTGTTTTTTCCACTTGCAATAATCTTATCAGAACTTTGCCCACGTTGCCTTTGTCTAAGACTAATCCTGAAGACGTTGATACAAAAGCTGATGACCATGCGTATGATGCACTAAGATATATGGTAATGAGTAGAACTTTAGTAAATGCACATAACACACATAGAATGACAAGGCAAACACAGAAATATGAACCACAAGATCAAGTATTTGGATATTAAATAATGGATTTAAAACAACAAACTCTTAGACAAATATTAGACAATCAAGCTGTAGGGTTTCAGGCTAGGTTTGATTCATTTGATATTAGTACCATAACAGATGATCAAAGAAAAACACGTAAAAATGCTCAATCTGAACTTAATAAAATAAAAAAAGTTAAAAGAAATTTAGCAAAATCTTCCGTAAATATTCTTGATAAAACTATGTATGAACTTAATGAAACACCACAAGGTCGAGCAGCATTGTTAAAAGTATTTACTGATAGTAAAATTAAAACACTTAAAAATGGATCAGAAGTAAAAGGTCCTATGCAAAATATAATAGCAAAATTAAAACAGTCGTTTAATGATGCAGGTTATAAAGAACAATTTTTTGATGCTAAGAATCCTACAAGCAATAAAACAGCTATAGGAATGGCTTTTACAGAAAATCCAGATAAAAAAATTAATGCAACTATTTTAAAAAGACTTACAGTTCTAGGTGATTTTTATAAAAAAATTAAAGCTCAAGTAAAAGTAACAGCTTATCCAAATGATTTTCACGTTAAAATGACTGGTGCATTAAAAGATTTAACTGGTGATTTTAAAACAGCTTTAGGAATGCAGATGTATGGAGGTTTTAGGCCGGGTGATTTAGCTGGTGTAGATATTTCTCAAATAGATTTAGAAAGAGGAGTAATACATAATGTTGTTTTAAAAAGTGGTGGAGGAACTACAGTTAAAGATTTAATTATAGGAGATGCAGAAAAAGCTATATTACAAAATAGTATAAAGGGAAGAACGTCTGGTCCTTTGTATACGATACCACAATCACAAATAGATAGTGTTGTTAATGAAAAAATTATTAATACATTTCCGGATAAAATAAATGTAAGAGTTGAAGGAGTAGAAGGAACTAAACAATTAACACAAAAGTATCTTAGAAAGTCTTTTACAGATTTAATGGCAGAAATGGGCCACAGTATAGAAGACATGGAAGTAAAAAGTGGCAGGGCTGATACAAGAGTTATAGAAGGATATATGTCTGATCCTGTAAAAATGAGAAGAATACAAAATATATCTTCTGATGTAGCTAAATCTATATCAGGGTATACAGGACATGTTAGTGTAGGCAACGGTTTAGCCTCATGGGGGTTTGATAAAAATTATGTTAATAAATATGCTGGAAATTTACCTGTTACAGCTTTTAACATGCCTAATCCACAGTTTACAACATATGCAAACCAAACTTTTCCTCAAACATATAATACAATAACAGCTAGAGAACCTGTAAATTCATTTTATAGTAAATCAGAATCTAAAAATAATTATATAGCCCCTTCTGGAGATTCCACAGAAGCTAGTAAAGTGGCTGCAATGCAAAACAGTATTGTTCAAACTAATGCTAATCAAGCATATGCAAATTTAAGAGTATCTACTGCAGGACAATTAGGGATAAAGCCTGAAGACATGAATGTTGGAGACAATGAGCAGCTTATTGATGCTGAAATAGAAAAAAATGAAAATAAATTAAAATCTCCACCAAAAAAGAAAATAGACAAACCTGTTAAAGAGGCTACTCCAGTAGCTAATACTAAACGAGCAAAAGTATTTCAAAGTGTAGCAAATTTACTTGGAGTAGATTTGGGAACAGATGAAGGTTTACAAAAAGTTATGCAACATATTAGGAATGCAAAAAAAACAGGAGGGCCTTTATTATCAGTAGGTGCTGGTTTTGCTTTACCAGCAATATCATTGTTTACAGATACAGAAGCTTATAGTAGTCCAATAGAAAAGGCTAAAACTGTAGCTGCAGATACTGCTCTTGCTTTTACAGCTTTACCTTTTACAGCAGCTGATTTTGGCTTGGGTACTGAAGAACAACAAAGAGTGCACAAAGAACAAAAAGAAGAGTATCTTGGAGGAATAGACGAGAAAACAGCTCAACAACAGAGAAGAAGAGATGCATTAAGAGTAATGGATACTGAAACTAATCTTATGCTTGATATGCAAAATAATATTAACAACAACCAACAATAAAAGGAGGCAACTATGCCACAGGGAGTATCAGGAGCTTACAAGTCAGGTTACATAATGGGCCAGATGAGTAAACAAGGAGCAATGAATGAAGCTAATGAAAGTTCATTACATCGTGAAGGATTAGATTCACATTTAATGGGTGAAAATAGTGGTGCTTTTACACAATTTGAACAGTCATCTTCTGGTAAAGGTAGTGGACACACTGCACAGCTAGGAATGATTATGGGTTCTTCAAAAAATACAGACTAATATAATAATAAACAAGGTATAAAAAATGAGTGATCCTGTAGACGTTTCGGAAGAACTCAATCCAAATGATGCCCCCGGTCTTATATCTTTAATAAAAGGAAGACAAAAGGAAGCAGAAGATGGAAGAGAAGTTCATGAAGAACGATGGTTAAAAGCTTATAAAAATTTTAGGGGTATCTATGATAGTACTACACAGTACACATCTACAGAAAAATCTAAAGTATTTATAAAAATAACCAAAACTAAAGTATTGGCAGCCTATGGGCAAATTGTAGATATACTATTTGCTAATAAAAAGTTTCCACTTACTGTAGAACATACTCCTGTACCAGAAGGAATAGCAGAGTATGCTCACTTAGAAACACCATTAGATGAAATTATGGAATCTGATCCCTATGGTTATAAGGGGGATGGAAGAATGATACCTCCCGGTGGTACAGAGGCTATTGGTGGATTAGATTATCTAGGTGGACAGGCTGAAAAATATGAAGGTGCTCCTATAAAAGAGGGGCCTGCACGTATGGGAGAACCTCAAATATCTCCTGCAGCAGAGGCTGCTAGACGTATGGAAAAAGTCATTCATGACCAATTAACAGGAACAAATGCTACCACAACTCTTAGAAATTCTATTTTTGAATCTGTATTGTTAGGTACAGGA